GAAGAAAAACTTTGATTAGCATTCATTTGAATATCAAAAAGGTAAAATCTGTTATTACTTCCGTCGCGATCAACGCTTCTTACTCTAGCAGTACCAATAGTAGACCCACCATGGTCAACAGCATCTCTCAAATTCATTTTTTCTAGAATTTCTATATTGGGTAATCCTGCAGATTCTCCGTTACCAGATTTAACAATTATATAATTTCCATAATTAGCAACTATTCTTTGTCCTGTCAGACTAAGTGTTTCTCTTGCCTTCGGCACTGTAATTTTTTTCTGAGGTATGTCTGCTCTATATCCATCTATGTACGCGATACCACTTGAAGCCTCAAGTTGAAGATTTGAATCATTTAAATCATTAAATCTAGCAGTAAATGGTCTAACAATATAATCTCCAGATTCTTCTTTTGTCCTTAATGCCATAAAATCATGTATAATATTATAATCATCAGTAGGATTAATTTCATCAACTATTTTACCATCTTCAACACGAGTAGCATATATGAAATTTTCTGTGCCTAAAACTTGATCTCTTGTAGTGAGAGTCAATCTAATTCTATATCGATCGGCTCCAGGTGCTGCTAAATTCGGTGAAGCTCCTTGATTGTCGTATAATGCAGTTTCATCGGCAAAAGTTACAATCGTTTCTTCTACTTTAAATCCGATATCTTTTGTAGGAGTAGAAGAGTATTTTTCAAGAACTATAGTTTGTTTTTCAACGAATATAAAATGTCCTCTTGCAAAATATTCTGAATTATCTATTGATACAGCTGATCCGATTCCAGTTGCATTTGATGCTGCTGCAATCAAAATATTTCCACCGGAAGACATTGAAGATCCATTAGCAACTCGAATCGGAGTAGTACCAGCTGTGCCTGAAGATACATCGGTATATATTACGATAAGAGTATCTGGATCAGTGCTTGCATTAGTTCCAGTAATTTTATCAATTAATTTAAAAGTTAATCCACTTGGATTTGTTGCTGTATAAGTATTACCAATAGTTGCTGCAGCGAATGCGGATCCTGAAGCAGTATTCAGTTTAATAAATTCTCTTTGAGTGTCAAGTGTTATACCGCCTGGTTTAACAAGTGCACCTTCTTTAAATATATTTCTTCCAAATCTTTCAATTTCTTTTTGAATGATAGTTTGAGACTGAGTAAGCTCTCTTGCCTGCAAAACTTTACCGCTATTAAAAAGAATTCGGTGATAATTATCACTATCTTTGAAATCGTCTTTATAAGTGGAAGCGAATGTTGCTTCAATGAGATTTGTTGCCATATTTTTACACCGTTATGATTATTTTAATATCTTCTTGTTGACTGGACGTTCTTGATATAGCCGCTCTGTTTTCTGCATATAATAATTCCCCAGAATAGGGATTGACTGCGCTATATAGATTAGCCTCATCTGCTGTACTATTTCCAGAAGCGGATGTAATAGTTGAACCATTAACAAATACTCCGAATCCACTTGAATCATTCTGGTGGAAATATATTAAATCGCTATCGATATCATCTATAAATGCTTTAATAGGTGGAGAAGAAGCGTCTTGAAGTAAACTACCAATATCTGCTGCAAAATCAGCTGCTCCTGCTATACTTGCCATTCTCATATTTCTTAAGGTTCGAGAAGAAACTCCTTTATATCTTGGGCCAGGTTCAGCACTATCTGTAAGTCTTATATTCTTAAATAAACCGATTTGTCTAAATTGACGACCTTCTCCAACAAGAAAAGTTTCATTTTCATTTCCATCTGGTTTAATATTAAACATAATATTATTTGCTTTTAATTCGCTCCTACTATCAGCACCGATTCCACCATAAGGTGCAATTATTGGTTTAGCAACTGCACCAGTTCCTGAACCATCAGTAATAATTATTTCTGCGAAATCATAACCAGAACCAAGACCTGCGCTCTCGTTATTCATATCTATCTTAGTGATTTGATTATTACTTACCGTTGCAGTCGCAACTGCTCCAGAACCATTACCTCTAATAGTAATTATGGGACTAGAAGTATATCCACTACCACTGTTCGTAACTCTTATTCCAACAATTTGACCTTTAACAGCTGCTTCTTGAACGTCGTACTGAGTTTCGTCTGTCGCGGATGGAAACGTTTCAGCTGAATCTATAAACTGTACAGGCATCCAGTTAGAGGTAAGAAAAGCTGCTGCACGTGCTGCAGTTATTTCATACATATATTTCCAAACATACCCATCACTCGTTTCAAATGCTTGAGTAACATTCACACCAGCATTAATATATGAAGGTTTCACTGTAGAAGCTTGTATAGCACCTAAAGAATTTCTAGAAGATTTAAGACAAATGTAAACTTCGTTGGCATCTGTTAGTACATAGTATGAATTTTCAGGGATTCCTACAACGGCATCTGAAAATGCAGTGAATAGAGATCCGGATGACCAGTTATATCTTGGTATAACAAGTGATGCATTTTCGACTTTCTTTACTGACTGAAGATTGTTTCTTAAATCTTTTTCATTTAAAAATGTGCGTAGAGGAGTAATAGTAGTATCAGAGACATTGTATGTATCTGATTTTCCGATGCCAATATGATACTCGTTCGAATCTGCACTATTATTTACAAGATCAAGATATACCGAAGTAATATCTTTTTTATAAGTTTCTGTTATTATTGCTGCCATGAAATATCCTATACTAGCGAAGCTAAACTATTATTAGAATCAGCGCTTCCAAGAAGAAACCAAGAAGATCCATCCCAAATACACTGTGTTGAACCATAAATAGATAAAGAAAAACCGTCTTCGGTGCCTCTAAAATTAACAGGATCTATTGTTACAATACCAGTATTTTTATTCGTAAAGATTTTATATTCTCCCACCTTAGATCCATCACCAAGACTTAAAGTAAAGTCAGAACCTCCGTTACATATAATAAGTGTAGCATCAGAATCAACATTTCCTGTTGTTGCTTGAGTAGCAGATGAATATGATACAGTTCTTAATGTCTTATTTGTTAAAGTCTGAGATGCTCCATCGATAACAACTGAACCAGTCGTATTCGGAAAAGTAATAGTTTGATCTGCCGTGGGATTCACTACCTTTAATGTCGTTTCAAAATCATCTGCTGCTGATCCTTCAAATATAATACCATCGGATCCAAAAGATAACTGTGATGAAAGATTATTGCTATCGCCACCAAACTTCTTATATAATTCAACAAAGTTAGCATTAATCTTACTACCAGCACTGCGAAGAGTATCTCCAGTGCCATCATTTGCCGATGTTCCAGTTGATATATTTTGCCTTGTCATAAATAAATCCTTATTTTCTTATACTGTTATTTATATCGAAGAATCACTTAAATAACGAGTAAACATGTCATTATCCATTGTTTCTGTTGTTAATGAAATATCTGGTCGAGCAGTTGCTGCATCAATACCAGTGTCACTATCATCAAAAGTGAATGAATTCGGTTTCAATAGTATAGAGAAACTTCCATAAAAATTTTCTATTTGAGTAAGAGTAAGATTTTGGTATCTTGAAAGCAAACCAGTAAGATCTAATCTGAATGTTGTATTATCGGAATCAGTTAATCCTGTCACTTCAACAAACGATGTTGTGATAATTCCAGTTGCTTGATCTGTAACAAGGAAAGCTCCTATATTAGGATCTAATGGATCTTCACTAGTAGCATTTAATGTTAAGATACCATTTCCATCTGTAAAGACTTCTGTTCCTAAAAAAAATCCAGCAGGGTGTACAAATTTCTTATATAACACTTCATAATCAACTGCAGATAATGGAGCGGAAACTAAGACAGAAAATATCTGATAAAGTTCATTACTTTGAATAAAAAATTGATCTTCATATCCTATAAAACCCTGATCTCCAGCAGGTACTTTACCTCCGACATAAAGCAAATTATCTTTAGGATATGAGATTTCTACTTCTTCACCGAAAAATCCTCTAAAAAATCCTTCGGCAGATAATAATGTACCTTTTGAACTATAGAATAAAGGAAGTAATTTCGCCATAAGGCGAGGGTTTTGGAAAAAAGAAGAAGAAGTAAGACCATTACCTATTTCTGCAAAAAGTTGATCTAAGTAATCTATATCGGTTTGATCAGCATCTCTTGATGATATTATATTATTAATTTCAGTTTTGAAAGCGTGTTGCCCATCACTATCTAAAAAATTATAGTATTTTTCAAAAAGAGTGATTAAATCACTTGATGAATTGTATTCACTCTGAAAATACTCAGGAAGAACCTCAGATATTTTTGCTCGATCAAGGTTTAATTTTCTTCTATCTATGTTTTTTAATTTGTGTGTCATAGTGTCACTGTTGATGGAGTATTTTGGAAGTCAGTGTTCGAATTGACAGAAAGAATTGTTTCGTCTACTCTAATTATATAATTTCTTAGAGGACGTATTGTACTTTGATTCGCAGGTACTGCAGAAATCTTTATCGAATTACCTATAAATGCAGATATATTCAATGTAGTAATAGAAACTACACCAGTGTTATTGTCGTATGAACCAATATTATCACTTAATATTTCTCCTGTGCCTCCTGATGCAATTATTTCTAATGTATTTGATTCAAGCCTGTTTCTCATAAAAGCTGGTTGACCATTAAATGTAAATTGGGAAGAAGTGATGATATAATTTACATCATCAGGAACTGCAAGTTGTACTGGAAAGTTAACATTGTAACCATCATCAGAATTCAGAGTTGGAGTAAACCTTTGTTGCATTTTTACATCTATTCGAGAATTTAATATAGAAACATCTAAGTCGTCGATTGTCGAAGTCAGTAATGATCTTCTAAATACTGCGTCAAAAGTGTTTAAGTTATTCGCGAAAAAATTAATTACAGTCGTGCGAATATTATTTTCAATTGTCTTATTACTCGATCCTGTTAAGTCGGGGTCAAAATTAAAGAATATTGTTAATTCTAAAAAAGTGTCTACAGGATCAGTAAATGTAGTCCCTATTGAAAGAATAGATAAATTTTTTGATAAATTATTCAAAATATCATTTTTTGTAGAAGTTTGTATCGCAGAAGATATTCCAGTTTTAAAGTTTAAACTGACAAAAACTTCTCCATATTTTGGTGGAACGTTATCATTCCCACCCCAAGAAGCAACATCATCAACTAGATTTCCATAATTTGATAATATCAGTGCCTTGTAGTCTTCTGCCGTAACAAGTCTTTGTTGAGATGCAAATTTTACTGGAGCATTTTTCTTAATGGATTCAAGAGTTTCTTTATCAGCACCACCTGCTGAATTCGTTATTTTAGTCGTGACAAGAGTTTCACCTGCAAGCGGAGTACTATCCGCTTCAAATTCTGAAGCATTGTTTGCATCAGATCCTGTAACTGACAAATATTGAATAACTATTTTATTTCCAGGCTGAGGTTTTTGACCAAGTATTGTACCATCACTAAATGTAAATTCGTAATATCCATTTGGTGCTTCACGTAAAATATAAACAGTAGAAGTGGTGGAAATACTAAGAGAATTGTTGACGTTTGTATAACTAGTGAATGTGGAAGATGATGGACTATCAAAAACGTTTACTTTTACCGTGCTTGTATCCATACTTTCATCTGGTACCACGAAAACTTGATCATCAACAGTTTCTCCTACTAAAAATGTTTTTGTTTTCAAAGTCCCTTCGGTAATGGGAATTATATTCGAACCAGATTCTGTCAGAAACGAAAATCCTCCTGATCCATCATTAGTCGCGATATACGCATCGAGTGTGTTAAATGTATACGAAACACCATCAACTGATGTTATAAATTGACTAAAAGCAGGCAAAGTGACAGTAGTAGTCGAAGTATCACTTGATGAAATTGAAAGAGAAACTGTAGCCTGAGAACCTGATTTGGATCGAGGATAATATCCAAGGTTTTCTGCATGTGATACAACAGATGATCTAATTTGAGCAGAATTTAAGAAAGATTCGTTTACAGCTACATTGGCGATCAAACCATTGATATGAGTATTATAT